AGAACCTGCAGGGCGAAGAAGCCGAGGAGGACGAGCCAGTTCATCGCCGTGCGCGCATCCTACAGCGGCGCTCCAGACTCGGGGTCGACGCCCCGGTCGTTTTCTGACCAGGACGCGCCTCGCAACACACCGGATGAGGGGTTCCAGCCGAGGGCCCATAAAGCGACAACCCCCGCAAACCGGGGGGTTTGCAGGGGCTTCCTTGTGCGAAGGAGAGGACTCGAACCTCCACGGGAGTTACCCCGCCAGCACCTCAAGGCGCCGGGTGTGTAGCTTTTCCCGAGGTTTCTGACGTTCTTCGGGTCGCCAGAGGGCCCAGGAAGCCGCCTGTCGCCGCTGATTCTGGGGCAGCGCCCCAAAATGGCCTGCCGGCATGGGCCCTCGCCTACGCCGCCGACACGCTTGGCTTGCTTCCCCTGTCGCCCCTCTCGGGAGATCCCGCCCGGGCTGTCCCGGAGCTGTATGCGGAGGTGCGTCGATGAACGGCCGCTGCTTCACCTGCGGCCGCCGGCGCCCCAACGGCACCATGGCCGACCTGGAGAGCCAGGTCCTCGAGGCCCTCCCTGCCGGGGTCGAGTGCACCTTCGTCCGGACCCGCTCCTACGAGATCGAGCCCGGCACCATCCGGGTAACGATCGAGGAGCCCTCCCCCCACGTCCCCACACGGCTGGTCCGGGTCGTCGCGTGGTGCCGACGTAACCCCATTCTCGTGATCTTCGCGACCGCGTGGCTGCTCATGCAGCTGTCGGAGGTGTGCCGGTGAAGGTGGTCCTCGGCACCGTGGAGCTCACGAAAGCTGAGGTCGTCGAGGCGGTGGAGGAATACCTCCGCGCCCGCGGGCTGCAACCCCTGGGGGCGACGCAGCTGGGGGTGACGATCCGCTCCGACCTCTCGGCGAGAGCCGCCTACTACGGGGACCAGCCTCCGCCAGCACCCGCCCAGTCCCCGGTCGCGCGCTGGTGGCGCACCGTCCTCGGCCTCGCCCCCGGCGGGCCCGTGACCCGCGCCGATGTCGAGAAGGCCTACCGGCAGCTCGCGCTCGAGCGGCACCCCGACCGAGTCGGCGGCTCCCACAAGGCCATGACCCAGCTCAACGCCGCCCGGGAGGCGGCTCTGAAGGAGGTGTCCCCATGAAGCTTCAAGCCTTCGATTTCCAGGGGCGGCGGGTCCGCACCGCCGGTACCCATGACGCGCCGCTGTTCTGCGCGGCGGACGTGTGCGCCGTGCTGGGGATCGCCGATGTCTCCAACGCCTGCGAGCGTCTGGACGGCGACGAGCTCCACGCCGTCTCTGTTCCAGCCAAAAATAGCCATACAGGCATTCAAACCCGCCTCTACAAGACGACCTTCGTCACGGAGTCGGGGCTTTTCGCTCTCATCCTTGGGAGTCGTAAGCCCGAGGCGAAAGCATTCCGGAAGTGGGTCACCTCCGAGGTCCTCCCCGCGATCCGTCGGCACGGCTTCTACGACGCCGTCCGGGTCGAACAGGAGAAGCAAACGGAGCGCCTCCTTGCCGAGTGCTTCCCCAACCTCCCAAGCAAGTCAGCCCCCATCTTCCGGGACCTGATCGCCGCGCTCGTGCGGCTCCGCCGGGACCGCTCGGTCGGCAACCCGCCCTGGGCGCGCAGGCTCGCGAGCATGGTCTACGAGTGGGCGATCCACGTCGAAGGGCAGCAGGTTGCTCGGCGTAGGCGGAACCCAAAGCCCTCGGGGTCCCGGGTGGACCACTCGATGCTCTCCGAGGTTGCCGCGGACGCCGTTAAGCGAGTCGTCCAGACGGGAACCGACTTCGCGCGGGTCGCATCGAGCTACGAGCACTGGAAGTCCCAGATGGAGCTCGCCTTCGGGAAGAAGTCTCTTCAGCTGCCAATCCTGGTGCCACTCGCCCAGCTGCCTCCCCGCACCCCGGAGGGACCCCGTGCCTGAGTGGGTCAAATTCGCGTCAATCGGCTTCGCGGCGTTCCTCGTCGGGCTCGTCATCGGAGCTGCCCTCGGGGAGCGAGAGGCGCGCGCGAAGGCGAAGCTCGAATGGGAGGGCCGATACCTTCGGCTCCGCGCCGAGGCCCAGCGCCTCGCCCGGCAGAACACGATGCTTCACGCCTTGCTCGGCAAGGTGACGTCGCGGCCCGACATCGCCGATGCCGATACCTGGACAGATCCGGAGGCGCGCGGTGGCTGAGCGCAAGCGTGCACTCGCATGGAGGCGCTCGCCCCACGGACACCTCATCAGGGTCGACGAGCACGGCGACGTCGTTGCCTGCGTCTACCTCACGGAAGACGGCGACTACGGCTACTGGACCGGGCCCGGTTCGGAGCTGGACATCAGCTGGGAGGCGAGCGCGTGGGACGGGGGTGCGCAGCGCCTCGCTGACGAGGACCTGCGAGCGCTGGGCTACGACCTCGAGGCGGGACCCCTCGACCCGGGGCCGCCTGCGGTGTCGGCGAGCGAACCTCCAATGGAGTGGGGCCAGCTGCCCGCCCGTGGCGAGATCGGCGCCTACCTCGTCCACCTCGGCATCCCCCTCGCGATGGGGGGACTGTGGCTCCTGCTGCGGGCGCTGGGGGTGTGCACCGCGCTTCTGGCGGTGACGGGGTGCGCGGACACGAACCCCTGGCGCGTTGTCGACACCTCTGCCGGCGCGTTCGCCTGCCGCGACAATAGCTTCGAGGAGAGGGACTGCTTCCCCTGCGCAACGACGTTGCACGTCAAGGCGCGGGTCACGTGCGACGCGGCGGGGCAGTACCACTACCGCAGCGTCAGAGACGAATCGTGGGCCACCAAAGCGGGGGCGATGTGAAGCGCGTCTGGCGTCGATTCCTTCCGCGGCTTTCGAAGGAGCGGCTCTGCTACGCCCACTTCCGCACCGAGGAAGCTGTCACCCGGGCCGCGGCCAACTCCATGGGCTTGGCCGCCATCCTGGCGCTGTTTGCGGCGAACCACTTCGCCCAATCGGCCTACGTCGCAGTTCTCGATGAGCGACTGGCCATGGTCGTCGTATGCGGTCTCGGCTGTCTGATGTACCTCGGAATTGCGGCCCAGCAGGGACGCCGTTGGGCCACCTTCCGGCGCTTCGAGGTGATGACCGAGGAACAGCGTCGCGCCTGGCGCGAGGCTCACGCCAACGAGCGAGGGCTCCAGTGAGCTGGACGGACGAACAACGTCGCGCTCTGCGCATGATCGTCGAGAACCCGGGGCCCTACCCGGCGGGCGTCTCGAACGTCGACCTGCTTGAGCTCGAGGGCCGCGGACTCGTCCGGACGAAGTGGATTCGCACGGCGGAAGAGCGGAGAGCTAGCCTCGCGGTCGCTGCAGGCGGAGGTGATCGATGAAGACCATTGGCACAACCGGAACCCAGCTCCACCGGTACGAGCTCATGAGCTTGCTCTACGAGAAGCTCAACACCATCCACGACATTGCCGAGGAGCTACGCAGCAACGAGGACGCTGTCCTGACTCGCTCACTTGCGCAGGTTCGCCACGAGCTTGGCCAGATCGCTCAGACGGCCCAGCGGGCTCAGAAGCTCATCAGCGACTTCGAGCCGTGCGAGGACGAGGAGATCGTCAGAGCTGGAGGCGACCGTGGCTGACGCGCCGTTGTTGTTTGGGAAGGCGGGAAGGCTACTCGGTCCGGATGTCAGGTTCCGTGAGGGGCATTGGCACTGGCGTCATGGCGTCGTCGAGGTCGAGCTCGAGCCTGAAGATGGTCGCTGGTACGGATACGGGTACTTCGACGGCGAGAAGTTCTTCACCGTCTCGAGGGCCCGTCGTGCCCCTTGTCTCCGCGCAATCGAACGCGAACTCACCCGCCTAGCCGCCGGCCTCGACGCGATGGGGGTGCCGCGTGGCTGACCGTTCGACGCTTCGGCGGAACCACGAGACGTTTCGCGCCTACGCGAAGCGCCTTGCGAGCGCCGGGCTTGACCGCTTCGAGGCGGCAAGGCGCCTCGCGGATGCTGTCGAGGAGGACTTCGTGGGCACCGGCAGTGGCGCGCGGAACCACTTCCAGGTCGAGCTCCGAGGCGAGGACATCGCGGTGGTCTGCCTCTCCGACCGCGCAGAGAGTTGGCTTCGCAAGCGCCTACAGCGCGGCAAGAGCGAGGTGCTGAATCCATTCGCCGGCAGGTCGGTGGCCCTGGAACGGCCGACTTGCACGACCGAGCTCCGTCTCGAGACCACCGGCACGTCCGTAGCGGCTGGGCCTCGCCGCGCGAAGCTCCCGCCGCCCCCGCCCGACATGGACGTGTCCACCTGCTCGTATTGCGGACGGAAGGCGAAACCGGTCCTCGTTGCCGGCGAGCCGCGTTGCGACGTGCACTACACGTGCGGCCCCGACGGGCGACTTCCGGCACACGTCCGCCGCTCCGCCCGCTCGCGAGGAGACCGCGCGTGACCCACGAGGCCTTTCCCGCGTCGAGCCCGCGCGCCGAGCTCGCGTCCAAGTGCGGCGGTTCGCTCGTCTCGCTCAAGGCGCTCTACGTGCTCATGAGCCGCGCCGAGGACAACGAGCTCGATCGCTGGCGGGACCGGAAGCTCTGGAGCGATCTCGCGCGCCGCTGGCACTCCGAGGACCCGGAGCGGCGAACAGAGACCCGCGCAAACGAGCTCTTCCTCGCCGTCTGCAAGGGGCTGGGGCTGCGTCAGCACAACGGGGGCGCCCGTGGCTGACCTCGACCGACTCACCTCCGAGCCGTCGGGCTCGGAACTCGACGACTACTACGAAAGGAACGGGATGCTCTCACCTCGCTGCTGGGCAGCTGTTGCAGTTCTTGTGTTTGCCCAAGCCGTCGCTGCCCTCGGGGTAATCGGCATCGCCCGAGCCTCGGGCTCGAGTGTCACTCTGCGCCTGCTCCAGCAGGCACCGCGTGAGGTGTCGGACCTCGACGAAGACGATGCGGTGCGCGCAGCGCGCATGGAGGAGCTTGCCGAAGCCATCGACGCGGCAACTCCGCACCTCCACGAGCGCGCCCTGCTGTACACCCAAGGCTCGCACGAGTCGCAGTGGGCGGCCTTCGTTCACTTGGACCTACCCCGCTGCTCCGAAGGCCACAAGGGATGGTGCGATTCGGGCCGAGCGTTCTCCCCGTGGCAGCTCCACGGAACGACGCGGACCGAGGACATGGCCTGGGCTGCCGCCAAGGCCCTCGCCCACCTCCGCTACCAGGCGAAGAGGTGTAAGCGCCCTGACCTCACAACCGACGCGGGCGTGCGCGCGGCAATCTCCGGCTACGCCACTGGCGGCAAGATGTGCTCGTGGAAGGGCGCCGGTGAGCGGGTCCAGACGTGGAGACGCGTCCTCGCGGCGATGGGGAGAGGTGCTTGAACGCGAACCTCGAAACGTCTGCTGCGGCTGAGTACCCCCTCAGCCGCGGGCGCGGCGCCCCGCAACGGCGCTACGTCAACGAGCTCCTGCGCCTGAAGTGCGGGCCGATGCTCCTTGCGCTGCAGGTGTTTCCCAACGTGAAGGAACTCACCGAGAGCTTCGGCGCGTACCACGCTGTGCTGAACCACCTGGTCCCGCACGGCTGGGACCTGAACGATCGCGGAACGGTAGCCATCTTCCCCGGCGACGGAGGGACTCCGCGCACCGCGGCAACCTTCGCACTCCGCACCCAGTGGCAGTGCTACAGCATCGACCCGCGGCTTCGTCAGCGCCCCATCTACGCGATGGTGGATCGCCTGGAGCTCTACCAGCGCAGGGCGGACAAGGCGCGCTTCAACGCGCGGCAGGTCGTCGTGGTCGCGGTCCACTCCCACGCTCGGCTCGAGGAGTCGCTGCGCGGAATCGTGGCCGACCGGGTCGCGATCGTGGCCATGCCCTGCTGCGTGCACCTCACCATGCCGAGCCCCCCGGACGTGGAGTACCGCGATCCGGCGGTGCTCTCGCCGCAAAACCTCATTCGGGTGTGGAGGGACGTGCCGCGTGTCTGAGCTTGTCAAGTGCCAGTGTGGGGCGGGGCCGATCCGATACGGGCTCCACACGGCAGGGCACCAGGCGGTCGGGTGTCTCTGCGGTATCCTTGTGGAGCGCCTGACGCTCGCGGAGGCCATCGCCGCCTGGAACGCCCTCATGCGCCCGCGACCGGTGGCGGAGTGGCAAAAAAGGAACTGGGGCCGGTGTGACGACCTGCGCGTTGGGGCCCTTCAGCTCGGGTGGATCGCTGGCGACTACGCCGGGTTCCAAGCGCACGACTGCCTGCGCGATGAGAGGTCGCCACTGTTCCCCGACCTCCCCTCCGCCCGCGCTTGGCTGGAGGAGCGGGTTCGCGCCGCTGGCATCGACGTGAAGGAGGAGCCCCGTGGGTGACCAGCTCGACCTCTTCGGTGGTGGCCCCGCTGCAGACCCGCAGGTCTACGCTCCGCGCGCCGAAGTCCCTGGTGTCCGGCAGGTCTACTACGCCGCGCCCGGGAAGCTCGACACCCCGGGCCCGCTACCGGTACCGGCTGCGGACGCAGGGGCGGCAGAGGAACTCTTCTGCGCCGCCTACCCCGGCACGGATGCGGAGCGCTGCCTGGTACTCCCTGTGCGCGATGGGGATCTGGGCGACTGGCTGTTCGACGCGCTGGAGGAGATGAACCTCGGCGCAGATCGGGACCTCCTGAAACTTCGGACCATGCACGCGAAGCTCCTGGGGTGCACGTTGGACGAGCTCGACGAGAAGCTGGCCGCGCAACGCGCCGAAGAGGCTGCTCGCAAGGAAGAGCTCCGCCAGGGGCGGCCGAAGGCTGCGAGCGCCCGCGTGACGAAGGCAAAGGTCGAGTCTCCCGAGGACATCGGCAAGCGCCGCCTCTCCGACCGCGAGCGCGAACTCCTGCGGAACCTGCGCGTCGAGAGCAACTTCGCCGTCTACGTCCCGGAGGAGTTCATCGAGGACTGGGCTCTCCTGAAGGCCATCATGCAGGCCCTCGGGGGCTCCTGGCAGCGCAAGACGAAGAAGCGCCCGGGCGGGTTCGCCTTCCCCGACGACGCGGACGCCCAAGAGCTCGTGAGGCTCGCGCTCGAGACGGGGGAGATCCTCGACGCGCGTGCCGCGGAGTTCTTCGAGACGGGCTCGGAGCTCGCCGACGAGCTTGCCAGGTGGCTCGACCCGAAGCCGGGCGAGCGCTTCCTGGAGCCGTCCGCCGGGAAAGGAGCGCTCGTGCGGGCGCTGCTCCGCGTGTGCCCGGACGTGGACGTGACCTGCGTGGAGGCGTTCCGGGAGAACCGCGACGCCCTGTTCGACGCTGGGTTCAAGCTCTGGCAGCAGTGGGACTTCCTCCAGGCTCCCCACGATCTCCTGCCACCGTTCGATGGCGTGGCCATGAACCCGCCGTTCTCGAAGCGCCAGGACATCCTCCACATCACCCACGCCCTGCGCTTCCTCCGCCCAGGCGGGCGGCTCGCTGCGATCGCGAGCGCGGGAGTGCTCTACCGAGACGACAAGATGGGTCGCGAGTTCCGCGCGCTCGTCGAGCAGCACGACGGAACGATCACCAAGAATCCCAAGGGGAGCTTTGCCCATGCTGGGACGATGGTGGAGACCGTGCTCGTGCGCCTCACACGTTCGAATTGCCTTGTTGTGTAGTGCTGCCATATGGCAGCATTCACCTCCCCCACCCGAGGCCCCCAATTCATGGCTGGACGTGTCATTTCGATCGCCCCCTACCTCAAGGAGAGGCGCGCCGTTCGTGTGGAGAGCGACGGGCGCTGGACGAAGTTCTTCTGCGGCAGGCAGGAGGTGGCTCTCGGGCCTCGCCAGGTCGCCTCCGTGCTGGATGCGTTGCGCGACGCTCGGGAGCGCGGAGTCGGCTACACGGCGGGTGCCGGCGGGCTCGTGTTCTCCGGGGACCCAGGCCGAGTCGTGTGGGTCACGCCGTCTCGCGGTGGGGACTCGGTGGCGCTCACGCGTCGACAGCAGAACGCGCTCTTTGACTCGCTCATGGCGCGTCTAGCCGAGCTCCGGGGAGGTGTAGCCCATGCCTGAAGTGCCCACCGGCGCCGCCGTGCCTGACGCGCTGACGAGGTGGATAGACCGCTGCGTTCACGCTCTGGAGACGGGCGAGGGCCTCCCGACGCAAGGGCTGTTCTGGTGGAAAAGGCCGGACGAGTGCGTCGTCAGAGCTATCTGTTCATCGCTTCGACTGCTGGAGCGGTACCGCGGCAATGACGGCGAGTGGATCCAGCTCCAACTCCTGGAGGACCAAGCGTGGTCTCTGGCCATGCGTGCCCCTCGGAACGCGCGCGGCTACGCGCTGGCACGAGCTTGGCTCCGCGAGGAGCTCGAGCGAGACGGAGGCGACCATGGATGAGGTCACCTTCGCTTCCGACCGCCGCATCGAGGAATTCTGCGAGCGACTTGCGAACGCGATCGGCAAGAGCGTTGAGGAGGTTCGCGCCCAGTTGGAGGCGATCAGCCTGCGCTTCGGACAGGTCTCGGCTGGCTACAGCCCGGCGCTCAATGAGTTCCAGAAGCTGAAGCTCCAAGCACCAGCCATCCTCCCTCCCATGAACCGCCACGAGCGCCGCAAGGCCGCCAAGCTGGCGCGGCGGAGGAAGCGGTGAGAGCGGTCGACCTCTTCAGCGGTTGGGGTGGTTTCACCTGCGCGGCCGAGCAAGCCGGCGTCGAAGTGGCATGGGCCGCAAACCACTGGCCGCTCGCCGTAGAGGCGCATGCGCTGAACCACCCGCGCACCGAGCACGTCTGCCAGGACTTGCGTCAGGCCGACTGGACAGCGCTCCCGCCCTACGACCTGCTCCTGGCGTCTCCGGCCTGCCAAGGGCACTCCTCAGCTTCCCAGCCCAACCGGCGACCCATCCACGACGCCATGCGCGCCACGGCCTGGGCAGTCGTCGACTGCGCGGACGCGACCGAGCCCCGCGGGATCCTGGTCGAAAACGTTCCACGCTTCACGCGCTGGCGGCTCTACCCGCAGTGGCGTGCGGCGCTTTATGCCCTTGGGTACCACCTGGCCGAGCTCCTGGTGACGGCGAGCCGCCATGGCGCCCCGCAGCGCCGCACCCGGCTGTTCATCGCCGCGACACGCAAGCGCATGGCCCGCGCCTTCTACGAGTTCCACGACCTCGCAACGGAGCGGGCCGTGGAGCGCCCCTTCGGCCCCTGCATCGACTGGGAAGACGGCGATTGGCGCCCCCGGTCGGTGGCGAGTGCCGACGCCCAAGAGCGCATGGTGCGCGCCGTCCGGAACCACGGCACCCGGTGCCTCTCCCAGCACGTCACCGGGCACCCCGGCGTGCCCCTCCACGAGCCGATCCGGACGATCACCACGAAGGACCAGTGGGTCGTTGTCGATGGCGACCGGTACCGGCCGCTGACGGTGCGGGAGACCGCCAGGGCCATGGGGTTCCCGGAGTCCTACGCCTGGCCAGCTACCTCGAAGCGACGCGAGCAGATCGTCGGGCTCGGGAACGCGGTGTGCCCGCCGCCGGCTCGGAAGCTCATCGAGCGGCTCGCGGAGGTTGCATGACCCCTAATCAGTCAAACCGCCTCAGGCGGACAACCAAGGAAAAGACGTGCCACAGATCATCAAACACGAAAACTGGACCGACAACGACGGCAATCCGGCAGGCGGAGTCGTCAGCGGGAACGGCCTGTGCATTTCATGGCAGAACGGCCCGCTTGGGCGCGGTGAGGAGCGGCGCGAGCCGAACGGAGCGTTCGTCAAAGCCCTCTGCTACGTCGGATCTCTGGAGAACTCCCATGGCTAACGTGCTCCGGGACGTGGTGTGGTGCGTGTCAGCGCACTCCGCTCTTCAATCGGTAGCAGGTCGTGCGCGACACGCCGAACCGTTTGGCCGCCTCGTTCGGGCTCATGCCTCTCGCGATTTCCACTCTGGCCGCCTCAAGCGCAGCGTCGTCGTACTTCGGCGGAGCCCCGGTACGCTTCGTTTCGCTCTTGGTCGACCAACGACGCGACCGCCGTGCCTCGATCAGCTTCGGCACCGTCGTCCCGAGATACATCCCCCGATGTTCATCGAGGTGGGCGGCCTTCGTGAGCAGTTCGAGGTTATCAATGGCGTCGTTCAGCGTGTTCTCGTCCTTGTGGTGGACGACCGTCCCACGCGGCATCGGTCCATGCTGGGCTTCCCACACTACCTGAGCCCGCAGCTTCCACTTGTTGGGCTCGGCAACCTTGACCCAGGCGCGTTTCACGCCGCCCCGCTTGTGCCTAGTTCGGATGCGCACCGTGCCGACCGGGAGGTGATTCTCTGCTGGGAATCCAGGAGCAAACGTCCCATCCGCGCGGCGCATTGGCAGGAATGTAGCCCGAACTACTTCAACGGCAAGCGCTGGAGCGAGCGACCTGGAGGGGTCCTGTGACGGAGCAGTCGCTACGAGCGCCCTTTCCTTGGTTCGGCGGGAAGAGGCGGGTTGCAGACGTTGTCTGGAAAGCCTTCGGACCGTCGATCAACAACTATGTTGAACCGTTCTTTGGTAGTGGCGCCGTGCTCCTGGCTCGCCCGGGCGGCCCCGGGAAGATCGAGACCGTCAACGACATCGACCGCTACGTCGCCAACTTCTGGCGTGCGATCACGCACGACCCGTGGGCGGTGGCCGAGTGGTGCGACTACCCGGTGAACGAAGCGGACATGCACGCGCGTCACCTCTGGCTCGTGAATCAGCACGAGTTCAGGGAGCGCATGCACATCGACCCGGACTACTACGACGCCAAGGTTGCGGGCTGGTGGGTGTGGGGCATCTGCCAGTGGATCGGCGGCGGCTGGTGCGCTGAGCCACGGAACAGGAAACATCCCAAGCTGGACGGAATCGGGAAGGGTGTGCACTCCCAGGCGGGCTACGAGCCGAAGCGCCAGCTCCCGGACCTCGCCGTCACCACGCGGAACGGGATGCACTCAGGGCGAGGAGTCCACTCCGGAACCCACCAGAAGCGCCCCGTGATGTCCGGGGACAACCCGGGCCGAGGAGTCCACTCGGACGAGGCCTTGCGCGCCGCCTACTCGCCTGGACGTCGCCCTGCTCTTTCACAGGCGGGCCAGGGGGTCCACCTAACTGCTCTGGGCAACGACCGCGGACTGAACGGGGTTGCGGCCGCGCCTTGCGAGGAGTGGTTTCTCCGGCTGCAGGAGCGTCTCCGTCGGGTTCGTGTTGCCTGCGGGGATTGGACGCGGGTGCTCGGTCCCAGCGTATTGGGCAAGGGCAAGAATGTAGGGGGGCGCCGCCCATGCGCGGTGTTCCTCGACCCGCCATACGACTTGGACCTCCGCTGCCGGTACCTCTACACCGAGGACGAGGCGGCGATCTCCTCCAGGGTCCGCGAGTGGGCGCTCGATCACGGGGATGACCCGGACCTACGGATCGCGCTCTGCGGCTACGAGGGTGAGCACGAGATGCCACCAACGTGGCGCGAGTACGCCTGGAAGGCGCCCCGCGGGTACGCCGCCGAGGGCAACGACAACCGCTCAAAGGAGCGGATCTGGTTCAGCCCCCACTGCCTGCCGCTCGAGCAGAACCGGCAGGTTTCTCTGTTCGGAGAGGCTTCATGAAGGACGACAAGTACCCCAACCTCCACGCCATCGGGCTCGGTGCCCAACTCGACGCGCTCGAGCGGATCGTCTCTCAGGGTGTCGTCGAAGTGCGGCACCTCGACGCCGACTTCCACTTCCACGAGGCGGACACGGCGATGTGCGCCGCTGGCCCGATGTACGAGGGCCGCGACGAGGCGAGCGGGGAGCTCAAGCTGCACCACGCTGCGCTGCAGCTGCTGTTCGCTGCGAGCTGCGTGGCTGAGGGGAAGGTCACGGGGCGATGAAGAAGACCGAGCGATTCAGCAAGCGCAGGTACCAGGAACTTCTCGCCGCGGTGGAGCGCGGGTTCGACAAACGGGGCATTCGCATCGAACTCGAGATGAACCCCAAGGGACTGGTCGTGGTCGTCACCACCAGCTCCGACGAGTCCGACAAGGTGATCGGCGCGTTTGCCGCCGTGCAGATCCAAGGCTGGCTGGCGGCCATGTACCCCGCAGACCCGAGGCAATGGGAGGCGATCCGCTCTGCTCCGAAGGAGTTCCTGGAGAACCTGCCGGCGGACGTGAGGGCGGCGATTGCGGCGCAGCACGTGGAGGAGCCCACCGCCGCCTGCACCGACACCGAGCTCACCCCGGAGCAGTTCTGGGCATCGCTTCCGGAGGAGCGCCGGCTCGCGTTGGCGAAGATGGCCCCTCAGGTTATTCCGGCCTGGTCGCGCTACTCGCTTAGCGATGGCGACGACCGGGAGTGTCGGGCGGACAAGGCCGGGTTCTACGCTTGGAACGCCAAGAACATCGGCGGCGCGCCACATGCGACCTTCGATACCCCGGGCTGGTACAGGTACGGGGACAGTGGTGACGGAGCCGTGGGCGAGGCACCAACGCGTGAGGAGGCCAGAGCGGCAGCTGATGCCCTTGTGCTCGCGAAAGGCAATCGGGTGCTCGCGTGATCGAAATCACCGGCCGCCTCCTCGCTGTCTGCCAACGGGCAGTCCGCGAGCGCGAGGACATGAAGCAGTTGCTTCAGACGACGGGTGAATGCGGGGAGCTCATCGCCGCCATCGCCGACTACGAGCGCGGGCGAGTGCCCCGGTCGAAGGTCACGAAGGAGATGGCGGACGTCTTGGTGCTCGTCGTCCAGTACTCCCTGCGCGAGGGCTACGCGACCATGCGGGACGCGCTGAACCTGTCCCTCGACCGGCTCGAGGAGGTTCTGAGGGGGGAACGTGCCTAGCACCCTCGCGCTCCCAGGCATCGACGTCTCCCAGGTGGGGGACGACCTCGACTTCTGGTCGACCCCGCGCTGGGCCGTGGAAGCCGTGCTCCCGCTCCTCCCCCAGGGGGAGCGGTGGGCGCTCCTCGAGCCGGCTGCAGGGCACGGGGCCATCCTCGACGCTGCCCTACCCCACCTCGACGTTGCCGGCGTCTGGGCGGTGGAGCTCCACGACGGGCGGTTCGCTGAGCTCGAGGCGAAGCACCGAGTGTGGAGTCTCCACCACGGCGACTTCTTCCTGATGCAGCGGCTGCACGAATGCTTCCGCCGGGAGAGTCGCGCCCGAAAGCTCGCGCTGTTCAACCCTCCCTACTCGAAGCCGCGAGAGACCATCGGGCGCGAGTTCGTGGAGAAGGCCATCGAACTCTGCCAGCCGGACGGGTTCGTTGCCACGCTACTGCCGCTGGCCTTCGCCACGGGCGACGACCGCTGCAAGCACATCCACTCGAAGCACCGGAGCTGCCAGCACCCCTTCCGCACCCGACCCAAGTTCGGCGGCGAAGGCTCGGGCAGCCGAGACTTCGCTTGGTTCCTCTTCGACCTCGCCCACCCACGGAGTGAGTGGTGGCCGATCGGATGAGCGTCGAAACGATCCGCCGTGCCCTCTCCGGGCGCGCCGTCCTCACGACGGACGAGGAGGAGCTCGGCAACGCCGTAGCCCAGCTGCTCAACGCGGCCGGCGTGGCCTTCGAGCGGGAGGTCCGGCTCTCTCCGCGGGACCGCATCGACTTCATGGTGGGGTCGGTCGGGGTGGAGCTGAAGGTCGATGGGTCCCTGGCGCAGCTCATCCGCCAGCTGGACCGATACGCCCAGCACGAGCGCGTCTCTGAGCTCGTGCTGGTGAGCACGCGACGGAAACACCTGCTGCTGCCGAGCGCCCTCCGCGAGAAGCGCGTCGCTGCGATCTGTTTGGGAGGACTATGAAGACGTACGGAACGCTGAAGCTCTCGAAGGGCAAGTGGAAGCTCGAGGCGGAGCCCCACGTCATCATCCGGGCCAAGCGGCTGTTCCCGCAGCTGACCCGCAAGACGGGGGACAACCTGACGCTCGCCGACACGATCGACACAAGCCGGGACCTCGCTTGGTTCTTGGAGCGGTACCCACTCGAGATGACAAAGGAGGACGCGGCGCGCCTCCACGAGAGCGCGAGCGTGCACCGCGAGCGGGAAACCCTCGTGGCGAAGCTGCTGGCAGGGCAGGCTGCCCCCCGTGCCTTCGAACTCGCCATTCCGCCCCGGGACTATCAGAAGGTGGCAGCCGAGCTCGTGCTCACGAATCGAGGGCTGCTCCTCTGCGATGACCTTGGCCTAGGCAAGACCGCTTCCGCGATCTGCATGATCTCCGACCCGCGGGCGCGCCCGGCGCTTGTGGTGACGCTCACCCACTTGACGCGCCAGTGGCAAGCCGAACTCCGCAAGTTCGCCCCCCAGCTGAGCACGCACATCCTCAAGAAGGGGACGCCCTACGACCTGACGCTCTCGCCGCGGGCCAGGCGCGGGCAGCTCGCCATGCCCGGAACATCTCCGGACGTGATCATCACCAATTACCACAAGCTCGGAGGTTGGAGCGAAACGCTTGCTGGCGTTGTGCGCAGTGTCACCTTCGATGAAGGGCAAGAATTGCGCTCGGGCGACGGCACCAAGAAAGGCGCTGCCGCTCGGACGATCGCGGACGCGTGCGAGTACCGCCTCTCTTTGACCGCCACCCCGATCTACAACCTTGGCGGGGAGATCTGGAACGTCCTGCGCCCAGTTGCGCCGAACGCACTCGGGACGCTCGAGGAGTTCCGCACCGAGTGGTGCGGAGAGGTCGACGCGCACGGACGAGCGAAGCTCCAGAACCCGAAGGCGTTCGGCACCTACCTCCGCGAGACCGCGGTCATGCTCCGTCGAACGCGCGAGGAAGTTGGTCGCGAGCTCCCCGAGGTGGTGCGGGTCCCGCATGAGGTCGACGTCGACGAGCATCACCTGAAGGACATCGAAAGTGCGGCGACCGACTTGGCCCGCGTGATCCTGGAGTCGGGGCAGTCGTTCCGTGGCGAGAAGATGCAGGCGGCTCAGGAGCTGAGCGCACTCGTTCGGCACGCTACCGGCGTGGCCAAGGCGCCATATGTTGCGGACTTCGTACGGATCCTCCTGGAGAGCGGCGAGCCCGTCGTCCTGTTCGGGTGGCACAGGGACGTGTACTCGGTATGGCAAGAGCGCCTCGCTGAGTACGCACCTTCGATGTACACGGGCAGCGAGTCCGAGCCCCAGAAGAACGCAGCCAAGGAGCGCTTCCTCTCGGGCGAGACGTCGCTGATGATCATCTCCCTCCGCGCCGGGGCCGGGCTCGACGGGCTGCAGGAGCGATGCCGAACGATCGTCTTCGGTGAGCTGGACTGGTCGACTGGGGTGATGGACCAGTGCGTGGGGCGCCTCCACCGCGACGGCCAGAAGAACTCCGTCGTCGCGTACTACCTCCTGTCGCCGGAAGGGAGCGACCCGATTGTCGCCGACCTCTTGCAGGTCAAGCGCTCGCAGCTTGAGGGCCTCCGGAACCCGACGCAGGACCTCATCGAGAAGCTCGACGTGTCCGGTGACCAGATCCGCGAACTCGCCGCCGCCTACCTCAAGAAGGGGCGCGAGCGCGCCTCCCCCGCGCGCCCGAAGCCCGCTCCCCCACCCCCTCAGCGCCCCGAACTCGTGCAGAAATCGCTGCTATGACACCGGCCCCAGAACTCGACATCCGAGCCCAGCTCATCAAGCTTGCCGGCAACAACCCCAAGGTCCACGTCCGAGACGCCTCCGGAGAGACGTTCGGGTTCCTTGCCCCACGCTACCCGCTCCGCATCGAGCCCGGCATGGGAGTCGTTTGGCACTGCGCCTGCACGAAGTGCGGCACGGGAACCCGTGACCTCGCCCTGAAGTACATGCGGCAGTTCGTGCGACGCACCACGGCCCGTGGCATCGAGTGCACCCTGGCCTGCGAGGCCTGCATGAAGCTCGGTCGGCCCAAACTCCCCCCGGAGCAGCGCAAGCCCCGCTACATACCCAGGCCTCCCAGGCGCCCAGGGGACAGCCCGCCGGCGCCGGACGCAGCTTCGGAGCATGAGACCTCCGGAGCGCTCCAGGGGCGCCCTACGCCCGAGGAACAGGCCAGGCAGCGACGGAGCACCCGGCACTCACTCTACCCAGAGAGGGTCCCCACCGGGGAGTTCGAACTCGTCGTGGGCAGGAAGGTCATGGCCCGGGGCGGCAAGGACGACGACTGGGAGAAGCTGCAGGTGGCGTTCGGAGGCGGGGAGCTCCGGCCCGTGATGAGGCGGGCGCGCTTCTACGAAGGCCCACGTGCGTCTATGGCGCTGCCAAATGGCAGCACCGAGGAGGCTAACTCGTGAGCGGGTACGTCAAGCTGTACGAGGAGATCCTCGACTCCAGCATCTGGCTGGAGGACCACGCGACACGAATCGTGTGGATCACGATGCTGGCGATGGGCGGCAAGCGGGGAATCGTCTCCGCCTCCGTCTCAGGGCTCGCACGACGCGCGAACTGCTCCAGGGAGGAGTGCCTCCGCGCACTCCAAGTGCTCTCCTCTCCGGACCCCGACTCGCGAAACGGAGACTACGAAGGGCGACGCATCGCGCCAACCGAGGGCGGCTGGACGATCCTGAACCATCCGCGCTTCCGCGAGCGTAAAGGCGATCCAGAGTCGCCCGGAGCCAAACGTACCCGCAAGTGGAGGGACTCTCGGGCGAAAGAGGAAACTACCGACCAGTCGCACGACCCGACTCGTGACGCGTCACAAGCTCCGGTGACGCCAGGTGACGCATCACTGGGCATCTCGCAACCATCACCGCGTCACTCTGGTGATGGTGTTGGTGTTGGATCTGGAGATGTTTGTTCTGAGGGGGGTGCAGGGGGGACCTCGTCAACGGCTCCAGTCCCAGACGAGCCGCCGACGGGCAAGGTCCCATGCCCCCCCGACCTAGTGCTGACAGACCCGGAGTGCGCCCAACTGGAGCAGAGCCCGGGGATTCCTAGGCACGCCATCGAACGCGCAACGCCCTGGGCTCGGGCTCGATTTGCGAGCCAGGCCGAGAGGCCACTCGGCGCCTGGAGGCGGTCGCTCATCACGACCCTCACGGCTTGGTGGAACGACCCGAAGAAGCGCGACGAGATGCTCGGGAAGGCTCCGCCGCCTCGGCACGCGCGCGCCTCACCGCTCCCAGCGACCGACCAGACCGTGAGCACCGACGACTTCCTGGCCCGGCACGGAGCGAAGCGATGACGGACGGGACGAAGCCCCAGCACATGTCCCCGGAGGACGCACCTGCGCCGCTCGAGGACGCCCTCCCAGCGTGGCTCCGGGACGCCATGGCCAACCCGCCGCCCGGGCCCGATCCCGAGGCGCTGCGGCGCTCAGAACGCCATGCCCGCTGGTCGGAGTCATCCGTCATCCGGGACCGACTCCCGCGCTTCCTGGTGGCACCCAAGGCCTCGGAACTCGCCTCCTGGGTCACCTCGCGGGAACTCCTCGATGCCGCGCTGAAGTGGAACTGGGGAGGTGGAAACCTCCTGCTCCTCGGGTCCACCGGCAAAGGCAAGTCCACTGCCGCAGGCATCCTGTTCCGGCGCTTGCTACGTGACGCCTGGTACGGTGGCGGCGACCCGTGGGTTCGGGCCCAGGGCATGCGGTGGGTCCGCGCCCAGCAGCTCGAGCGCGAGGTGCGGGCCCACCCGCTCGGCAAGGGCGAGTGCGACATGTACCGCGACGCGGTCTACGCGAAGCTCCTGTTCCTCGACGAAGTCGGCTGGGAGGGGGACCACAAGCTGATCGCCGGGCTGCTCGCCGCCCGCTACGACCTGCCGAACCCCACAATCATCACAAGCAACTGGGGCGTGGGGAGACTGCGGCGCGTCTACGGCGACGCAGTGGCCCGGCGGATGATTCAGGGGGCAGCAGTCATCGAAGCGTTCGATCCGGGCGACCCCGACCGAGACGGCCCCAAAGACGATTTCCCTCGCGGATAGTGCTGCCATATGGCATCTCTGTGCACTTGAAAGGACCAGCACACCAATGTCACGACACGACGACGACGTTCCCTCCGGCATCATCCTCGCCGCGCTACTCGCGCTGGTGAGCCTCGTTTGCCTCGTAACAAGCTGCTCAACCATCGACTCCGGACACGTCGGAGTCGTGAAGCACTTCGGTGCCGTGCAGCCGTACACCCTCCCCGAGGGCATGCACTTCCTCCGCCCATGGGCGAGCGTCGACAAGGTCGACGTGAAGATGCGCGCGATCAGCCAGGACGCGAAAGCGGCGTCGAAGGACCTGCAGGTCGTCGAAACCGCGGTGACGGTTCAGTACAGCATCCAGCCTGGGTTCGCGCCGCGGATGGCGCAGCGGTTTGGCTTCTCGGAAGCGGCCGAGGCTGCGCTCCTGAAGCCAGCAATCCAGGAAAGTGTGAAGTCCGTCACGAGTCTCTACAACGCGGAGCGGCTCATCACGCACCGCGCCGAAGTGAAGGGTGGAATCGAGCGAGCAATTGCCGAATTCGTCGACAAGACCTTGCGTGACAAGGACATCCAGGGCGCCGTTCGCCTAGCCAACGTGGCGGTGACCGACTTCGAGTTCTCCCCAGAGTTCAACCACGCCATCGAGCAGAAGGTGAAGGCCGAGCAAGAGGCTTTGAAGGCGGAGAACGAGAAGAAGAAGCGGGTGACCCAAGCGGAGGCGGAAGCCGCCGAGCGCCGGCTGTCGGCCGAGTCGATCGCCTTCAAGACGGAGGTCGAGTCGAAGGCGCGAGCCGAGGCAATCGCCCGCGAATCGAAGGCGCTCGAGGCGAACCCCAACCTGATCCAGCTCCGCATCGCCGAGCGCTGGAACGGCCAGCTTCCGCACTACACCGGGTCGGGGCCGATCCCGATGCTGCAGGTGAAGTGAGCGGCATGTTCGTGGTTCTCTCGCTCGACCCCGGTTTCTCCAGCCCAGCCCTTGCGCTCCAGGCAAAGGAAGGTCAGCGCTGGAGCATTCTTCGTTTGCCAGTCCTGCACTCGTTGGACGACCTGGCGGCGGAGCTGGCCGAGATCCACCACTCGGGAATTCACGTGGATGTGTGCGCCTACGAGGAGGTGGACTGGTCGCTCCACACGAAGGACCCGGAGGTGAAGCGGGGCAACGGGTCGGGCCTCATCCTGGACTCGGTCGGTCAGGCGCGGCTCTTCGCGAAGATCCGCAGGATCCCCTTTGTCGGGGTGACGGGGCAGACCTGGCGGAGGGCGATGACCGGGCGCTCCACGGCTTCGAAGGAGGAGTGCCGGACCGCAGCGATGACCCGAGTGCTGGGTTGGCCGAAGGGGCGCATCGGTCTGAACCGCAGCGACGCGGTCTGCATTGGCGTGGCGGCTGGCGCCGTTCCAGCTCACCCGGCGCTCGTGGCCGCCGCGGCGCGGGTGAAGTCGGCCAAGGCTCAGGCGAAGCGGAGGGCGAAGCGGTGAAGAAGGGGGCGCGCACCGAATCCGCCCGGGACATGCGCCGGCTGGTCCTGCTCGAGGGACCGATCGAGCAGCATCGACGTCCGAAGACGCGGGGCGAGTGTGTGGGCGGGGTGCGACCGTGCCCGTTCATGAGCTGCAGACATCACCTGTTCATTGAGGTGACCGCCACCGGCGGCATCGCGTACGCCTTCCCCGATAAGGAGCTCCACGAACTGAAGGAGACCTGTTCGCTCGACGTTGCGGACCGTGGCCCTCGCTCCCTCTTGGAGGTGGGCGAACTGTTCGGAGTGACCCGGGAGAGGATCCGCCAGCTCGAGGGGCGAGCGCTGCAGCGGCTGAACACGCTCCACGGCGAGCCCCTGGGTGGTGTGTTCGAGGAGATGGCGGGAGACGGGCCGGCGCTCCCGGCGGAGTTCGACTTGGGGGTTGCAGACGAGGAGGTCGACTGTGGCTGAGGTACACGCAGCGCGCGACCTGAGCATCCGGATCGGCGGGCGTGAGGTGGCCAAGGGCATCGGGACGGTCGAGCTGCGGGCGGCTGGCGCGCCCGCAGAGCCCCCGGTTGCGGGCGACTTGAGGGACGAACCTCTGGTCGTGGGTGAGGTGCAGTTCCAGCCAACGGATGACGAGGCCCAGTCGCTCCAAGCGGCCCTCCAGATGTTGAAAGCGGGCCTCAAGACGACCCGGAGCGCGATGGCGCAGATCGCGGCGATGGCGCTTCTGCTCCAGTGCGAGCACCGCTCCCGCCGCGTGAAGAAGCGCCGGCTATCCCGCTTGCGCCACCGCTCCCGAATGCACCTCCGCAGAATCGGCGACCGGACCACGTTTGAGTCGATGGTCGCCGAGGCGTGCCTGGAAGCCCTCTCCAAGACAACGAGACGTTCATGAGCACCACACACAAAATCGAAGCAACCATCGACCTCACTCTGGACCGTGGAGAGATCGGCGTTGCGGTACTCCTGGGCACCTCATACCTACTCACGGTTTGGCGCCCTGGCGAAAAATTCGAACTTACCACGGAGGACATCGAGCGACTCACGGTGGAGGCGAGGCGCATGTGGGAGCAAGCGCAGAAGCCACCAGAGCTTCTCGGCGAGGCCACCGAACCGGGTTCGCTTGTCACCCGCCTTGGGGTGCCCGCGGGCTCAGCGTCGGACTTCGGGTACGAGGTGAGTCGCGCCTGCACCGAACTACAGGACCGTGCCCTTCGGGCCTGGGCCGAACGCGCCGGCGTCACACGGGAAGCCCTTGTCCGCGCCGGCCTCATCCCGAGACCGACCATTGAGTTCACGGGTGAGCAACTCTTGCTCAAGGTGGCGACGCAACTGCTTCCGCTGCGTGAGCGGGGCGAGTCCGAAGAGGAGTACATCGACCGGGTGAGGAGGATGCCGAGGTGAACGACTCGTCCGTCGAACGCGAGTTCAAGCAGCTCACCCTAGAGAAGGCGCGCGCCGAACTCCGGGAAGCCGAGCTGAAGGTTCAACGAGCCGCGGTGGACCTCGAACAGTCGATGCAGATCCGCGACTTCACCGAGCGCTGCATCCGGAATGGCACGCTGCCGTCGTTGCCCACCGGGCCGCTGACATTCAAGCCCGAGCGGAGGTCCGGATGAAGAAGCTCCTCTCCCGCATCCGAGCCTGGGCCATCGCGAGCCGCCTCGCCGTCCACTACGGCTTCCCCTACGAGCAGGTCCGGCCCCTGGTGGACGAGATGGGCGAGTTTGGTGCCGAGCTCACCCTGTACGTCGCCAAGCGGTTCGCGCTCGAGCTCCCCGAGGCGCGGCAGAAGGCCATCGAGGGGCTCGTGGGGCTCTCCCAGGTCGTGAAGCAGAGCGGGTCCACTGCGGACGAGTTGGGGCGGAAGCTCGCCGAGTTGAGTCTCGCCAACATGGGCAAGGGCGGCGGCGTCAACGCGCCTGGGGGCAAGGCGTGAAGCGGGTGAGCGATCCGATCCCCGCCGACGTGGGCCTCACGGAACCCGAGGAGCCAACAGCGGTCTGAAACGAAAGTGGCCCCCGAAGCACCATTGCTCGGGGGCCGTGGGTTCGTTCTCGAGTGACCAAGGTAACAACGAGGCAAGAGCAAAGGAAGTCCCCATGAAGCAGATCATCGCGCGCGCATCACTCGTCAGTGACGGGGCATACTCGCAAAGTAGGCACTACTCGAAGGAGGAGGTTCCCCCCAAGGAGCGTGAACTCCACGACGCGTACGAACGCAGAACGTGGCGACATCGCATGCATGTCACCAAAGACGGCCTGGTCTTCATCCCGCCGATGGTGTTCGCGAACGCCGTCAAGCAAGCCGCGAAGCGGCTGGGGCTGCGAGTTCCTGGAAAGGGGCAGAAGACCTACACCAAGAGCTTCGAGGCGGGCGTCATGGTGATAGATCCCCTTGTGCTCGATGTCCGAGCTGAAGACGTGCCCGCAGACGAACTGTTCGTCCCGTCCGACGGGGTTCGTGGAAGCGGGAAGCGGGTGACGAAGCTCTTCCCCCGCATCGACGCATGGGGCGGCACCGTGGACTTCTACATCCTCGACCCGCTCATCGATGTGAAGGTGTTCCAAGAAGTCTTGGAATACGCTGGGAAGCTCGTCGGGATCGGAAGGTTTCGCCCCGAGAGTTGCGGCTTCTACGGCCGGTTCACTGTTGCAAAACTGGAATGGCTGGAGAGCTAGGATTTCATAGGCCCGACATGTCAGGTCAGGGCTAGGCAGGACGCGGCGCGGCGCGGCATGGCGCGGCAACACAAGGCAAGGAACGCCCCGACGAGTGTGAAAGCTCGGTGGGGCACTGAATGAGGCAGAGCTAGGCTGGGCGAGGCGCGGCCCGGCACGGCGCGGCTCGGCGCGGCAACACAAGGCAAGGTTCTTTCGATGGACCGGTGTAGGCGGGTTCGACTCCCGCCCCATCGACTCCGACTCGGCGTGACTAGGCAGGTATCGGCGTGGCTTGGCAGAGCACGGCAAGACAAGGCAAGGAAGCTCGCCCCTTCGAGGTGTGAAAACCCGGAGGGGCACCCAAGCGCGGCACGGCATTGCCCGGCTTGTCACGGCGGGGCTTGGCAACACAAGGCAAGGTTTCCTCTTTCGACAGCAAAGCGAGGCTCAGATGTTCGAACCGAACCAAGAACGTAAGGCAGACACCGAGGCGCTCCTGAGCTTTATCGATCAGACAGGAGACGGGACCACTGTGTCCTGGGTCGAGATCGAGCAACTCAGCGGTGTGCAGATGAACGCCCGGGGACGCGAACTCTTCCGGCGAGCGATGCGCAAACGCAACCGGGAGTACTTCCCCCTCCCTGGGAGCGGGGTGCGCTTCTCGGATCCAAGGAACACGATCGACATCGTTCGCCTACGCGACTCCAGAATCACCGGGGCGGCGAAGCGGTCCAGCAAGGCGAGTTCTCGACTGCAGACCAGGCATCTGGAAGGTCTCACGCCCCAGGATCGCACTGAGTTCCTGATGCGACAGTCTCTTCGTGGAGCACTGCTGAGTGGGGCAAAGGGTCTACGGCAACTGGAGCCCAAAACTCCTGCGTCTCCCCCACCACCGCAGCTACCGAAACGGTAGGGCCCTGGGATGCACGTCCTCCCGAAAGCGAAAACCCCCACCGCATCCCAACGGTGAGGGTTTCCCGAGCCATGCCGCTCGCAGCCGAGCAGGAGCGTAACATGGCAGATCCCGGACAAACAACAGAAACGAAGCATCAGGTAGCCGCCGAACTCGACAGAGACGTCGAGTGGTGGGTGAACCGCGCGGCGTCGGCGCTTGGCGAGCGCGGCACCATGGCCGCCGTGATCAACATTGCCCAGCAAGGCTCGATCGGCCCCTCCGGCGTCCCGAACGTCGACTTGTACTCCGACGAGCAGCTCGGCTGGGGCGAGACACCCGACGGCGAGCGCCGGCACTTCGTCGGGGAGATCGAGAAGGCCCGACGCCTGCAGAAGGTCTGGCGACGCATCTCCCCAACCACCCAGGACCGCCTCCTGGTCCGCTACACGACCCGCAGCGACTGGCCCGCTGGTGTGGAGGGGTGGTTCGGTCCCCTCGCGGGCCTCGCCCTGTTCCTCGCTCCCGACGCCGCGAAGGTCATCAAGGCGTGCTCGAACGCGAGCGACACCGCGGCGAAGGCGGTGATCGAAGGCGCCCTGAGACGCGCCCAGAAGGCGAACCAGCGCGCCCACGAGGAGTGGCGCATCGCTCTGCGTGCCCAATACGCCGCATGGGCCAACGGGGAGGACAGCGACGCACCAAGCGCCAAGGAGAAGGCGTGAGAACCGCCCTGCCCCAACCCTGCGAGGACGACCTCCTCACGATCCGGGAAGCGGCCGAGAAGGCCGGCACCTCGGTCTGGAAGATGAAGCGCCGGCTCCTCGCGCTCCATGAGGACTACGACGGCGTGCTCGTGAGCTTCCAGGGGAGCAGGCGGAAGGTCCGGAAGTGGTGGGTCAACCCCGCGGCACTCCTGCTCATGAAGCAGAGTCGCCTGACCATCGACCAGCTCGAGGAGCTCCGAGAGCACGTGATGGAGAACGCGAGGAAGCTCGAAGGCCTCAGAGACTCCCACGTGTCCCACAAGCGAACCACGGCGAAGATGCTCCGGAAGCTAGAGCGGAAGGTCCGCTTCCTGGAGGAGTCGCAGGCCGACGCCATGCGTGGCCAGGAGCACTTCGCAAAGAGCCTCGACAGCTTGCGCCGTGCCGTCGCAGCGGACTGCCACGAAGACTAGGCCAGAACTGGTCGGAAACTCCCTACGAGGAGTTTCGGAGGCGGGGCGAAGACGAGCAGCCCGGGCGACCGAGGCGCCTGTGCCGAAACTCGCGGGCCGAGTTTCGGGGGCGCCACCGACCGCTTGCGACCTGCGCAGCATACTTTGGCGAAGCGCGCACGCTGGGGGGTCGGTTGCCCCCCACCGCTTTTGGGCGAAAGAGCAAGTCACGGTTTCCGTGATGCGTTTCGCCACCCCGGGCCCGCGAGGACTGGGCGGGGGGCGGGTCGGCGCCCCGTACCACGCTTCCGAGATGCGCACCTGCGACCCGGTAGACCCCCCCGGGGGTGCTACCGCCGCAGCGCAGCCCGGGCGGAACCGCGATGTTCCGGCGGTACGGGGTCAACGATTCGGTAACGCCCCCCTAGCCGTTACCAGAGCAGTGGTAATGCGGATTACCACCTGGCCCTCCGCGCTTTTCGTCGAGCACGGTCGAGCATCGTCGAGCGTTTCAAACACCTCACTTTGAGGCCTACGCACTCGAGCGTGAGGCCGCCGAACTCGCATGCGCTCCGCCACTAAGCCCCCGCTCCCCCAGGGAGACATGGGGCTCCCCACGTTGAAGGTCGGGCTCAACGAGCTCCCCGAGGGCGCTTTCGAAGTCGCCGTGACCAAGCTCCTCCGTGACCCCGACGCCAAGAAGGCCGCCCGCAAGGCGGGCCACTTCGCCATCGAGGGGCACATGGGGACCATCCGCGTGAAGCGAACTGGAAAGGCCCGATGACCCAAGAGCATGCATTCCGGACAGGTGACGTCGTTCGGCTGAAGAGCGGCGGGCCGAGCATGACCGTGGACCACTACAAGGACGGGCACGTTCACTGCCGCTGGTTCTCTCCGGAAGGTGAGCTGCACTCCGGCTCCTTCGTGGAAGCCTGTTTGGTGCTGGTTCCCTGCCTCCCCGCGTCATGACGACCGAACCCCACGTCTTCACCCTGCAGCTCGACGCTCAGGAGACACCCGCCTTCAAGCGCTCCTTCCGCAAGGCGCTGCTCCTGCGGCTCTCCTGCTTCGCCTCCGGTCTCGCCGGCGGCGCTCTTGGCTTTGCGCTCGCCCGCCTCCTCCTCGGGTGATTCCGATGCTCGTCACCGGCCAGTACACGCTCCAGAGCGCCCGGCCCCCGAAGCTCCGCGCCGAGTCGGCTCCCGCACTCGACGAAGAGCCCGAGGCCCGCGCGGCACTCGTCCCCGTCTTCGACCGCCACGGCATGGCTCACCCCAGGGTGGTCCGTGCCACGCGCCGCATCGGCACGGCCCGATGGTTCCGCGCTCTCCACGCCTGAGACGCATGTCCGCGCCCAAGCACCCCTCCGAGCTCCCCGCGAGCCGCGCTCCCGAGAAGGCCAGTCCCAAGGGAACCTTCGAGGTCCAGCCGCGCCGCGCGCTCGAGGGGCGTTCTCGCGTTCGTCCCGAGGAGGTCTCTCGCCTCTTCGCTCAGCGCCCCGGGCGCTCTCCGAGGGTCACGTGAGCGACGACTTCCACCTCCAGGTTCGGAACGTCGAGCGCTTCCAGCGCGACCTCCAGAAGTTCGCCCACCGAGCAGTCCCCTTCGCAGCGCGCAACGCGCTGAACCGTTCGGCGTTCGCCCTGCGTGAGAACTGGCAGGGGGAGATCCGGCGGACGATGATCCTCCGGAACAAGTACACCGCAGGGTCTATCCGAGTGGAGCAGGAGCGAGGCCTCGCCCTGCACCGCATGCAGTCCCGCACGGGCTCTATCGCCGACTACATGGTGACCCAGGAGGACGGCGGCACGGTGCGCGGCAAGAGCGGCGCCAAGGCCATCCCCACCGAGGTGGCGGCCGGCCAGGCCATGGGGAGCTCGCCCCGTACCAAGCTCGTTCGCGCCCCCAATAAGGTCACGGCTCTCCCCCGCACGAAGAGGGGGGGGTCTAGGTCCCGTACCGCCAGGAACGCTCGCGCAATCGCCCAGGCTTTTGGGTCGGGGGGCAAGGTTGCGTTTCTCGAGCTGAACGGCGGAAGGAAGGGCTTGTACCGGGTCATGGGGACGAAGAAGCGTCCCAGGGTCCGGAAGCTTTGGGATCTTTCGCGGCGCAGCGTGAAGGTGAAGGCCAACCCCACCCTGGAGCGCTCGTACAAGCGCACGCTGCGCGCTTTTCCAGCCATCTACAGCAAATCGCTGCTCGAACAGCTTCGAAGGCACAAGGTGCTTGGGTTCTGAAAGGTGCGACCTTTTTCCGTCATCGCGCGAAAAGGTACTGTGTGGCTGTACCCCCGTTCCGCCGTTCTTGATGGGGCCCCCGCCCCTCGCTGACATTCTGACCTTCCGACAGTGACAAGTTGTCAAGTCGGGAATGGTGCGCTGCTGTGCGTCGTCTGACGACATTCGCGGAGCTGGCGCGGCTCGCAGACATCACCCGCCAGGCCGTCTCCGACGCCGCCAGGACGACGCTGCAGCCCGCCGTGGTGGGTCGGCGCATCGACGCGGGCCACCCGGTCGTCCGGGAGTACTTGGAGCGCCACGGCGTCACTGCCACGGCGATCGACGCCTTCACCCGTTCGGTCGACCCTCAGCGGGGCCCGGGTGTCGAGTCCGAAGATGACGACTTCGAGATCTACGCGGACCTGACGTTCCGGGAGCTCTTCGAGCGCTTTGGCACGTTCGAGCGCTTCGCTGCCCACCTCGACGCCTACAAGGTCTACGAGCAGGTCATCGGGCAGCGCCTCAAGAACGAGGAGCTCTCGGGCAAGCTCATCGACCGGAGCTTCGTCCAGACGTTCGTCTTCGGGGTGCTTGAGGAGCTCTCGCAACGGCTCCTTCGTGATCACCCGAAGACCACTGCGCGCCAGGCCTTCGAACTCTTCACTGCAGGGGGATCTGCGGAGGAGGTGGAGAGGATCATCCGGACGGACGTGAGTTCGCACCTCGTCCCAACCCAGCGTCGCATCGAAGCCTCGCTCCGGAAGAAGGCGGCGGAGGCGGCGCAACGGGCACGCAGCGGTGCTGGCGGTGATGGAGAGCCGCCCGAAGAAACGCCGAAAAAGAAGCGGGCCGCTGCAGCGAAGAAGGCGCCTGTGAAGTCCGCGCGGACTCCCGGTCCGAAGAAGAAGCCCTCGGCCGGTTCGCGCAAGCGCACCTGATGCAAAACTTCGAAGCCGCTCAGCTCGAGTGGCTGGCGGATGGGCTCGCTTCCTGGACCACCCAGATGGAGGTCCTGAAGCCCTCAGAATGGGCTGAACGGAGCCGATACCTCCCTCCCCAGCATACCGCGCTTCCTGGCCCCTACCGTTTCGCGGTCACGCCGTACCTGCGAGAGATTATCGACTGCCTCTCGCCGGAGTCACCGGTCCGCGAGGTCTCCCTGATGAAGGGGGCCCAGGTCGGGTACACGGCTGGGATCATCGAGAACGGCATCGGGTACGGCATCGACCACCTGAAGTCGGCTCCGATGATGCTCGTGACGGCCGACGACGGCCTCGCGAACCTCCGTGTCAGCGGGTACATCATCCCGATGCTTCAGCTCTCCGGGCTGTCGCATCTCATCAAGAGTTCGGACGAAGGCAACAACCGCAAGACCGGTCAGACGAAGGAGAAGATCGAGTGGGTCGGAGGCGGCTCGCTAATCCCCTTCGGCGCCAGGAACGCTGCCAAGCTCCGCACGTTCTCTGTTCAGTACCTCTTCAATGACGAGATCGATGGGTGGCCGCTGACCGTCAGCAACGACGGCGACCCCTACGAACTCGCAAAGAGCCGGACCAAGGCGTACGCGGTAAGCCGGAAGATCTTCAACGGGTCGACGCCCCTCATCGAGGGCGCCTCGAAGATCCACGCGCTCTACAAGCAGGGGGATCAGCGCAAGTACCACGTTCGGTGCTTGAAATGCGGGTTTCCACAGGAGCTCCGGTTCCGTCACGAGAACAACGAGACCGGCGTCGTCTCGGGGATGCATTGGGAGACGGAGAACGGGTTCCTCGTCGAGGAGTCGGTTCGGTACCTCTGCCAGAACTGCCAGAACCCGCACTTCAACGGCGACAAGACGCGTCTCTTCGACCTGGACATCAACGGGGCGAAGTGGGTCCCGACGGCGCAACCTAGGTCGCGGGAGATCCGCAGCTATCACCTGAGCGGCCTCTACTCGCCCCCCGGCATGTACAGCTGGGCCGAAGCGGTGAAGGACTGGCTCTTGGCCTGGGATACGCAGCGTGGCCAGATGAAGGACCCTGGGAAGTTGCAGGTCTTCTACAACAACGTGCTCGGGGAGCCCTTCAAGCACCACGGCGAGAAGGTCACGAATACAGCCGTTTCGAAGCACCGTCGCCCCGAGTACCGCTTCGGTGAGGTGCCGAACAAATGGGCCGACGATGCCTGTGGGTCTCCGATCCTGGCCGTGACGTGCGCTGTCGACGTGCACGCGAACAACCTGGCGGTGGCCGTGTTCGGGTGGTGCCGCGGGGCGCGGTGCGTTCTGCTCGACTACTGGCGCTTCGAGGGGAACACAGAGGACCTCGAAGACTCGGGAACCTGGGGACGCCTCGGGGAACTGCTCGATCGTGATGTGAACTACGTCGCTGACGACGGGACGCAGTACCAGATCGACATCACCCTCATCGACTCGGGTTACCGCGCCGACACGGTGTACCGGTTTTGCCGGACCTACATGTCCGGTGTTTACCCGGTGAAGGGGCTAGCCGGGATCTCGCAAAACGCGACGGCGGTGAAGCACTTCCGGAAGCTGAACTCGCCGCTCGGCATCGCGATCTTCGGCATCCAGGTCGACGTCTACAAGGACCGCTGGAGCTCCGCACTTCGACACGAGTGGTCCGGCCAGGGGATGCAGCGCGAGGGGCACTTCAATGCCCCGGTCGACATCACGCAGGAGCAGATCGACGAACTCACCGTCGAGACCAAAGTCCCGCTCGGCAACGGTCTCTACGAGTGGAGACGGCCCTCCGGCGCGCGGAACGAGCTCTGGGACTGCCTCGTCTACGGGCTTGCTGGTCTCGAGATCCTCGCTTTCGCGTTCTTCACGGAGCGACTGAAGAGCGCTCACGTCGACTGGCAAATCTACTGGGACATCCGGCAGCAACACCTCAACCGGTGACCTCACCACCACTCGATCATGACTTGCGACGACTCGACCTGGCTGAAGCGGCGCCTGGCGAGGACCGAAGCTATGATCGAGCAGGTTGAGGACGCGATCCTGCAGCTCTCCACGGGCGCGACGCTTTCGTACAGTTTGGACACGGGACAATCCCGGCAATCCGTCACCAAGCAGTCGCTTGGGCAGTTGAAAAACCTCCTTTCCAACCTAGAAAACCGGCGCGCGGCGCTGCGGTCCCGCCTGGGCTGCGGAGGCAGCAAGCAGATGACGCCGGGCTGGTAACCCATGTTCGGCTTCGGGAAGAAGGATGCCTTCGACGCTCTCTATGGGAAGGGCGGAATCCTTGCGCACGGCGTGGCCGCGACGCCACTCGCAAGCCACAACGCGCACGTGATCGATGGCAAGCACGTCCCGGTCATCCAGGTCTCCGACCTGCCGAACGCGCAGTTCGAGTACCGTTGGCACGACGGTGAGAGCTTCGCGGGGGGCTTCGGTCCCACACAGCTCCTGATCGTCGACTACTGGACGCTCCGAGCCCGGTCTGCGCAGCTCTTCGAAACGAACCTGTACGCTCGCGGAATCGTCAGACGCTTTGTCACGAACATCATCGCCACCGGGCTAAGCCTCGAGTCGGTGCCGGAGGAGGACATCCTCGGCTTCAAGGCGGAAGAGCTCGAGCCCTGGACGGAGAACGTCGAGCGGAGGTTCGAGATTTGGGACAAGAACCCGCAGCTCTGCGACCAAGCCGAGCTTGGCACGTTCGGGGAGATCCAGAAGGCTGCTCTGATCGAGGCCTTGGTGTGTGGCGACGTCCTGGTCACGCTGATTCAGGACCCCAAGACTGGCCTCCCGCGGGTTCACCTCGTCCCAGGATCCGAGGTCCAGACCCCTATGGGCCAGCAGCCCAAGCAGGGAGAGAACCGGATCGTCCACGGGGTCGAGCTCGACAAGAATGGACGCCACGTCGCGTTCCACGTCTTGCAGGAGGACGGGAAAACCAAGCGGCTCCCCGCCTACGGCAAGACCGGGAGACGCCTCGCTTGGCTCGTCTATGGGTCAGACAAGCGGCACTGCGACGTTCGCGGGCAGCCTTTGCTCGGCCTGGTTCTCCAGTCCCTTCGTGAGATCGATCGCTACCGCGAATCGGCGCAGCGCAAGGCCACCATCAACTCGATGCTGGCCATGTGGATCGAGAAGGCCGAGGACGTCCTAGGCTCCCTGGCCTTCAGCTCTGGCGCGAAGAAGCGCGTCGTGCCGGACCCGGCCACCTCCGACGGGAAGCAGACGCGGCGGCTCGTGCACGAAAGGGTGCCCGGATGGGTCGTTGAGGAACTGAACCACGGCGAGAAGATCCACGGGTTCAACTCGGCGGGAACGGACGAGAAGTTCAGCGACTTCGAGGCAGCCATCGTGTACGCCATCGCCTGGGCGCTCGAGGTGCCACCTGAGGTGCTGACGCTGTCTTTCAGGAACAACTACAGCGCGAGCCAGGCCGCCATCAACGAGTTCAAGATCTACCTCGACGTCGCGCGCACGAAGTTCGGCAACAGCTTCTGCCAGCCGATCTACGTTGACTGGCTCATTTCGCAGGCGCTCACCCGTCGGATCGAAGCTCGAGGCTTCCTCGAAGCCTGGAGAGACCCCCAGCAGTACGACACGTTCGGGGCCTGGATCGGTGCCGAGTGGTTCGGTCAGATCAAGCCGACAACCGACGGCGTGAAGCAGATGCGCGCTGTGATTATGCAGCTGAACTGCGGGCTCATCACCTTTGACACCGCGGCGCGGCAGGTCACGGGCCAGAAGTGGTCCCGAGTTGTGAAGCGCCAGATGCGAGAGCGGAAGCTTCTCGCGGAGATGCACGCAGCCGGGCAAATCCCGGGCGAGGAAGTCCAGGGGACGGTTCCCCAGAAGGGGGGCGCAAGCGCGTCCGACCTTCGGACGGTCGTCTCGTACCTGTCGGAGTACGTCGACCGGCTCGAGGACACCCTCCAAACAGAAAGGGCAGCCTGAATGTGGCTCATGGAAAAGCGGCTCGCCGAGCAAATCGAGCGAGCGCGGACGAACGGGTATCAGCCGACGGCTGACGAGCGAGCGCGATTCAATGCCTTCGTCATCGAGGCACGGAGCGCGGAGGGTCCGCGAAACCTGCGTATCGCCGGCGACGTGGCAGAGATCCGTATCGAGGGTGTTCTCACGCCGAAGTTCGACTTCCTCGCCTGGCTTTTTGGCGGCGGAAACACGACGTACGCGGACATCCAGGCCGCGCTGGCCATGGCGCGGACCGACGACAGTATCAAGCGAGTCGTCTTCTACGTCGACAGCCCTGGCGGGCAGGTGCACGGCCTATTCGACACGCTCGCTGCCATCGAGGCTTTCCCAAAGCCGATGGTCTCTCGGTGCGCGTATGCGTGCTCGGCGGCCTATGCCATCCCTGCGATGGCCGGCAAGATCGAGGCGGTCAACCCAGCGGTCACCGTCGGCAGCGTCGGCGTCGTGGCGTCCTACTGGGTCGAAGAGGGGATCATCGACATCACGAGCACCGAGGCCCCGGACAAGCGCCCCGACCCAACGACGGAGGAGGGGCAAGCGGTCATCCGGAAGCACCTCGACGCGATCCACGAGCTTTTCGTGGACGCCATCGCTCGAGGGCGGTCGTTCGCAACCGGGAAAACCATCACCGTCGACACGGTGAACCAGGACTTCGGACGCGGCGCCGTCGTACTGGCGAAGGAGGCCAAGCGGCGCGGAATGATCGACGCGGTACTCAACGCCAAGCCCGTGGCCCGCGGCGGCGGCATCTCCGGCTCGATCGCTCCGGCGCCCAACACGGAGACCGAGCCCCAGCCTGCCCCAGCTGCCGAGGAGCAGGCCCCACCAACCACTCCCGAGCTCACCGCGGAGACGCAGGCGAGTTCGAGTGAATCCCCTCCCGATCCCGCCCCGGCTCCGTCCGGCGCGAGTTCGGACGTGCCAACGGCCGAGGGCCACCCAGAAGACTCAGCACCCGCCGCTGATGGCGGTGCTCAACAGGAAAGGCGTCCCATGGACATCAAGACTCTCGAGAAGGAGCACCCCGAACTCTATCAGGCGGTGGTGCAGGTGGGTGTGGATCAGGAGCGCGAGCGGGTCACCGCCCATCTGACGATGGGGAAGTCCCACAATGCTCTCGACGTGGCCTTCAAGGCCATCGACTCGGGCGTCACGCTCAACAATCAGAAGGTCTTGGCGGACTACTTCTCCGCCGGGCGCAACGCTGCCGACCATTCGGCGCGGGGGCAAGAGACCCAGCAGGCAGCCGAGGTCACCGGCGGGGCCCAGAGCCATTCTGAGAAGGGCGCTGGCGCAAGCCCGGAGCCAGGTGGCAAAGGCACGAGCGTGATCGAGCAAGCGCTCGACCACCACGACAAGAAGAAGAACGAGGTGCCCGGTGTCTAACATCGACATCTACAACAACGACCGCGGGTCCGTCGTCATCGAGACCGAGTCCCGCGAGCAGAACGAGATCGCCTTCGCTGGAGCAGACAAGCTTCTCGAGGGAACGATTCTGGCTCGCCACACCGGGACCGGTCTCTTCATTCCCTACGTCAAGGGCGGAAGCTCGAATGGGAATGGTGTACCCAAGGCGATCCTGACCTACGAGCTCGAGGCGACTGGGGCGGGCAATGTTCCAGCTCAGGTTCTCACCGCGGGAATCGTGAACGAGAGCCGGCTCGTGATCCACGCCGATGGCGACAACGAGAACGTCGACGCTGTCGTTCTGGACCTCCTCCGAGCGGTCAGCATCCGGACCAAGAGCGTCCGTCAACTCGCACAGGTCGACAACCCGCAACCTGACGACCTGGACTCCTGATCGACAAACGATCCACCTGAGCCAGTGATGTAGCCGCAGCGCGCCCCGAAAGGGACGGGCGCTGCGGCTCACCGAACCAAGACCATTCGAGGGTCACCGAACGTCCCTGGGCGCCCCGCTGCGCCTACGGGGATGCGGAGGTGCGTCCTCAACCAGGAGAAAAGCAATGCCCGACGCAACTACTTTGCGCATGATCGCCCGGTACCAGGAAGAGGCACCGGCGCCGATGTTCCTGGCGGGGCACTTCCAGAGCCCGCCCAGGAACTACCACAACAGCGAGAAGGTGAAGCTCGACGTCCAGCGTGACGGTCGAGACATCGCCGTCGTGGTCAAGGACCTCTCGCTGGGTCCCAACCAGAACGAGAGCAACAAGTTCACGAGCAAGGAGTTCACGCCGCCCATCCTCGACGAGGAAGGACTGGTCCTGGCTTGGAACCAGTTCGATCGCCTGGCCGGGCAGGATCCCTTCCAGGACTTCGAGTTCGTCGACAAGGCGATGGACGACGCGTTCTCCGTCTTTCGCAAGCTCGACGCCATGATCCGGCGCACCACCGAGGTCATGGCGAGCCAAGTTCTCCGTAGTGGGGAACTCGAACTGGCCGGCAATGACGGCACGAACTACGCGCTGAACTTCCAGCCCAAGTCCAGCCACTTCGTCACCGTGGGCACCCCCTGGGGAACCACAGGCGCCCAGCCAATGCGTGACGTTGCGGGCCTCGCAGAAGTGATCCGTCGCGACGGGAAGAGTTCCCCCGCCAAGCTGATCTTCGGCGAGGAGGCCTTGGACCTCTGGCTCTCCGACGAGGAAGTCAAGTCCAGGCTCGACAACCGCTCGATGGGCCTCGGCCGGGTCGCTCCGGAACCGCGCGGTCAGGGTGCCACGTTCCAGGGCTGGGTCTTCGTGGGCCACTACCAGTTCGAAATGTGGAGCTACAGCGAGTCCTACACCCACCCGGTGACGAAGCAGGACACGCCCTACGTGGCCCACAACGAGGTGTTGATGCTGTCCAGCAATGGCCGGCTCGACCTCACCTTCGGCGGAGTCCCTCTGTTCCGCAGGCCGGAGAACCTCGCTGCGCGCTTCCTCCCCGGAAGGATCTCCGACCCCAAGACGAGCCTGGACCTCACCACGAACGCCTACATCTCGCCGGACGGCAAGCGGCTCGTGGTGGGCGCAGCTGCCCGTCCCCTCACCATCCCCACCGGCATCGACACCTTCGGGCGTCTGACCGTCAACTCCTGATGGCCACCAACCGCGAGTTGCGAGACGAGATCGCCTCCCTGAGCGCTCAGCTTGGGGAGGACGTATCGACCGACGGGCTCAACAACGCGAAGCTGTCCGACCTGCTCGCGCAGCTGCGCGTCAAAGCCGTCGGGATGCACGGTGGGGCTCGTCGCGTGGAACCTGAAGCGGTCCCGTCGGAGCCGCGTGCTCCCCAGGTCCCCTCAGTGCCAACGGACGACCCAGCTCCTGGAACGCCGGGAGAGGCCTCTCCGGATGGCCCGCCCGAGGGTTCGAGCCAGCCGCCGGATGCGCCACCGGCTCCCCCAACCTCGAAGGCGGGCGTCTTCAAGGTTGCTCCTGGGAAGGACCTGGTCACGTTCAAGGGCGTTCGCCCGGCCGGGACCGTGGTCAGCCCGAGAGAGTTCGGTGACGGCGAGAACACCATGCGGGAGCTCTTCGAGAAGGGCTTCTTGGTGAAGGACTGACCGCCCCGTGAACCTCCGCGAATTGGCGGCGTCCGACGCCCAGAGTTTTCTCGAGGACGTCGACGCCGGCTTTGCGTGGGAGGTCTCGCTCGAGGCCCCCGAACGCGCCCCAGTGGCTCTTCGGGGGTACTCGAACGACATCCACCAGACCATCGACCCTGAGACCGGGGTCGCCGTAGCCGGTCGCCGGGCGTCTGTGGCCTTCTCGACCAAGACGCTCGCCGCCGCCCAGCTCCCCTACCCGCGCGGCGAAGCTGACTCGGGGCGTAAGCCCTGGGTGGTCGTGTTCAACGACATCGACGGGGTTCCCCACACCTTCAAGGTCATCGAGGCCTTCCCGGATCGGGATCTCGGCATCGTGACCTGTCACCTCGAGGCCTACTACCGGTGACGGCGCGCATCACGCAGAGGATCGATGTGCGTAGTCGCCGGTGGATCATCGGTGACCTGCTCGCCAAGATCCTGCTGGTCGAGTCCAAGAACCAGCGGGTCCTCGCGGTCGAGGAGAGCGACGACCCCTCCCCCTACGACATCCGGGTCTTCCGTGAGCGGACGAATCCCTGGGACGAGTTCAGGCTTCCTGGGGCCCAGGACGAAGGGGACCTGCGCCCCATCGTGAACGTCTGGTTCGACAACCGGAGCACGACGAAGGCGGCGAGCAACCCGATCTCCCGCGACAAAGTCACCGGCGTCTACCAGATCGATTGCTACGCGTGCGGCGTCAGCAGCGAGACGGAGGACGGCCACGAGCCCGGCGACCTCGTTGCAGCTCGCATCGCGGATGAAACCGCGGAGCTCGTGCGCGGGATCCTGATGGCCGGGACGTACATGTACCTCGGCACGCCTCGGCGCGAGAACCAGTTCGTCTGGGGTCGTCACGCAGAGACGATCACGATGTTCCAGCCGCAGATCGACAACCGGAATCTGCAGAACGTGCACGCTGGAAGGATCGCCTTTCACGTCGACTTCAACGAGGAGTCGCTCGAGACGGTCCCGGAGACGCTCGAAGGCGTTTCTGTGCGCATCAATCGCCTGAACGGCGAGTTCTTGCTCGCCGAGTTCCCGGCGACGCCGGCTCCGTAGCAGCCAAACCAACCTCTCTCGCTCCCTGGGCGCCGCGCTGCGCAGGCCGGGGATGCGTTCGTGCGCCCACTTTCCAGGAGAAGCTCACATGCCCGTCGATGCAACAGCCGTCGCCCGAGTGACCGGCATCAAGACCCAGTACAAGGACATGCGGCAAGGGTCTGCCCTGAACCTGCCGCAGCACATCGCGGTGTTCGCGCCCGGGTCCGACTCGGCCGTGTACAGCTCCGAGAAGTTCGTCGTGACCGGTGGGTCCGCAGAAGTCGGGAGGCGCCTCGGATGGGGCTCCCTGGCGGACCTGATCGTCGACGAACTCCTGCCCCTGAGCGGCGATGGTGTGGGCACCGTGCGGGTCACGGTGTTCCCGCTCCAGCCCGGGTACGAAGGGGTCGCCGCAACCGGAGCGATCACGCCCACGGGCAGCCAGACGGAGAGCAAGCGCTACAGAGTGCGCGCCGCCGGACGGCTCTCGGCGCCGTTCGTCATCCTCCAGGGTGAGTCCATCGCGAACATTTGCACGAAGATCGCCAACGCGATCAACGGCACACTGCGCATGCCGGTCACTGCGACGGCGGGCCCGACCAGCGTCACGCTTCAGGTGAAGTGGTCCGGCGAAAGCGGGAACGATGTCGTGGTCGAGCTCCTCGGAGAGTTGAGCGGCATGACGTTCGGCATCACCCAGCCATCCGGCGGCCTGATCAACCCCGACGTCACCGAGGCGCTCGAGCAGATCGGTAGCCAGTGGGTCACGATGGGCATCAACGGCCTCAACATCGAGGACACGGACGCGCTCGACGCCTACCAGGAGTTCGGCGGGACGCCGGGCACGGAAACGACGCCCGGGTCGGGTCGCTGGGATCCGCTCGTGCAGAAGCCCCTGGTCGTGTTCACCGGGAACACGAAGGCCAACGTGGCGGCAGCCACCACGGAGACCTCCGCGCGCCGAGGCGACGCCGTCAATGTCCAGATGCCGGCGCCCGGCTCGCCCAACCTTCCCGCCGTCGTTGCGGCTCGGGCCGTGGCGCGCATCGCACGCCTGGCAAACAACATCCCCGCGCACGACTACGGCAGCCAGCTGCTGGACCGCATCATCCCCGGCACCGACGCGGAGCAGTGGGACTACGCCCAGCGCGACTTCGCGGTGAAGTCCGGAAGTTCCACCGTCGAGAAGGGGGACGACGACGTCCTTCGGATCAGCGACGTGGTGACCTGCTACCGGCCGGAGGGCGAGGAGCCCCCTCCCTACCGGCACGTGGTCGACATCGTGAAGCTGCAGAACATCCTGTTCAACATCGCGCTGGAGTTCAAACGACCGGAATGGGACGGCGCTCCCCTGGTCGGCGATGACGAGCCGGTGACCGAGCCCACGGCGAAGAAGCCGAAGAATGCGAAGTCGCGCGCCTCTCAGATCATCGAGAACCTCGCCAACGCTGCGATCCTCACCAATCGCGAGCAGGCCAAGGCCAACACCCAGGCGTGGATCGGCGGACCGAAGCGGCTGAACCTTCGCATCCCTGTTCAGCTGTCCGGGAACGTGAACCAGAAGGCGATCACTCTCGAGTGGGGCTTCGACTTCGGATCGGCGCCAGCCGCCTGATCGCTCTCGCCTAACCAGCAACTACCCGCACCAAGCCTGCCTGGGCGCCTCGCTGCGCATCCGGGCGGGCTGACGTGCGCCCGCACCAAAGGACTCACGCAATGAGCGCAACAGGCGGTTCGATTCAAGAGATCTCCATCCGGGGACGACGGTTCGTCGTGGCGTCCGACGCGGACACCACGCGGAAGCTCGGCGGATGGGAGAAGGAAGCCCAACCGAACGGGGACGGCTCCGTT